CTAGTAAACCACCAGAACCGTTGACTGTTCCTCCACCGGGTTTCCGTAAAGATCCGTACCGCGTATGAACAGGTTGTATAACCCGGGCTGAACCAATTTACCTTTGGTCGTACCATCCCAGCGGTCATCCTTGCTCTCCGATTGGAATACGATCACTCCCAGTCGGTTTGTGATCCAAAATTCCAATTCCTCGAAGTTGGAGTGGATCAAACCGAAATCGTCGTTTAATCCGTCCCCATCCGGAGTAAAGGCATTGGCCTGAAAAACGTTGGAAGTTCCTAAAATAGTAAGTGGTTTTGAGAGGGTATCCGAGCAACCGATTTCGTTCATCGCGATCAAGGTCACCGGTACAGTTCGATTGGCATAGTTGATTCCGGTGTAATCAAATTCCATCAACGGCTCACTTTCTGAGCTGTAAAATTCATCCCCCACCAGCCAGGTATAATCTCGTCCAAAAGAAGAACGGTTTCTGGTTTGAACGCGCTGATTCGTGTATCGTATGGTGTCGAAATCAAATTCAAAATACGACCTCGGATTTTCCCATACTTCCACAGCATTCTGTTTTTCCAGAATATAAATACAACCTTCCGGAGTGGTGGTTTTCAATTCTACATCAAACACCCCCGCAGAATTCGAGGCATACTGAACATCGGCTCCGGTGAGTCCGGTTTGTCCTGTAACATCCCACGCATGGGAGTACCCCGGCCCGGTGTCTCCTGTATTGGATAGTTTGATTGTATCTCCCAGGCAAACATCTTCCGGATCGACCTCAAAATCCGGTATGGCAAAGTCGTGAACTTCAATGGTAATAATAGCCGTTGCACTGTCGCTGCATCCATCTCTCAACGTAGCGAGGTACACCGTGGTAAATGACGGCGAGACCTCATGCGATAAGCCATCCGGCAAACCCTGGTTCCACGTTACCCGGTAGTTTTCGGAAATGCCTCCTGCAGGCACCACTGAGAGAGTAGACGTATCGTAGTCGCAAACTGTTTGGTCTGCAGAAGCTTTAAGGGATAGTTTGGTTCGAACCAAAACCAGCGCGCTAGCCGTTGCTGCATCCACGGAACACCCGTCTTCTACTGTAGCAATGAACTCCTCTTCTTCACGTATTTCTTTTGTCAAAGTAAGTCCCTGCACCTTGTAATTTGCCCAACGTACAATGCGGTCTTTTTCCAAACCACCGGTCACTGTGGCCGTTAAGGTGGTTGTTTCTCCATAACACACCAAATCGGGGCTTGATATTTCAATTTTCAGTGAATCCAGTACCGTTACATTCAGGCTTGCTTTTGGTTCGAACCGACTGCACCCGTCCTTCAATGTGACCGCGTAGCTTTGGTTCGAACCGGGCCTCACCACCCTGCTACTCCCGGAAGTACCATCATCCCAAACAAAGGAATAATTTCCGTTTCCACCTTCTGCAAATGCCTGCAAGTCCAATGTGGTACCCATACAAATAGTGGTGTCTGAGTTGAGACTTAAACTCAGTGAATCCCTCACCCGGATGGTATAAAAAGCGGTATCCGGACCGGGAGTACACTGATCTGTGAAGGACACCCAAAACGGGTGCTCACCCGGCAGGAGACCATTCAATTGCCGAGTGATGCTCTTTCTACCAACGGCACCTCCGCCATCAGAATAGGTAAAATCATACACTCCTTTTCCACCTCTTGGATTGAGCCAGATTATTGTTGACTGCCCCTGACACAGGGTGGGATTTCCACTTTGAGAGAACGTGATCGGATCCAGTACTTCCAGATGAATTGAATCTGTGACAAACTCGCGCATGCATAGGTCGCCAAATGTGATTTCAAACGATGTATCTTGTTGAGCAATGAAACTAATGGAATCAGAGAATTCCATACTATTCCATGAATAATAATGGTCCGCAGGGTCTCCTCCACTGCCCTTCATGGACAAATGGACTTCAGTCCCAAAGCAGGCTGTAGTATCCGGTGAGTGAGTGAGAGAAAGTGCCGGCCTTTTAGCTTCAAACCGGGCTTTAAATCCAGTACCTACCACAAAGGGGTCTGAAAAGTGGACCAAGGTAACAGCGCCGGAGTAAAGGCTGATCGCATTTCCATTATTGGGTAAGTACGTGCCGGTAAATCCACCGATCAGGTTGCCCGACGAGGGACTATAGCCGTCGTAAACATAAACCGAATCGTAATTGGTTTCGTAATCGAATTCCAGGAAGGTAAGCAAAGCGGAATCGCTCGTGGCAAAATCGATGGTGAGTGTATCCCGGTGCAATCCGGTGTAATTCGATTCCCCTGCGTGGTCATAAACAAAACCGGAACAAGCACGAACGGTATCCCAGGTGGCGTACGGCATTAAGATACCGGAGCAGATGTCGCGCGTGGAATCGATGGTAATGAATTGGGTTCGAACCAAGGTGTCCTGAAAACCATTATAGCAACTTTCAACCGCAAGGGAAACGGTAAAGGATCCTTGCTGGCCATACTCGTGAGTGGGATGGACCGCATGAGACGTGTCGCCATCTCCAAAGGACCAGACGAATGATTTGGCATTTAGAGATCGGTTGACAAACCGCACTGTTTCGTTGCCCTGACAGTAAAGGCTATCTGCCGTGAAATCGGCACTGACTGCGCTGCTATCGTACGGTTGTCCCACTCCCACGGCATACCAGGCATTGGTGGTAGCTTCCAATTCTTTGGAACAGTAACCGTACAAGTCGCCGGCCGACTGGATTCCATAGTACCGTGCCTCCTCGTAATCGGATGAATTGGTCAGGTAAACAGTTAAATTCCGATAGGCTATTTGTTCCGCTTTGTGGATTCCGATGCTATCCACCTGGTAATTGTCGTTGTTGTCGTTTGTCCCCGTTTTACCTTCACACAACAGGTAGAACCAATAGTTTTGAACTCCGCTATTGGTGTGAACCCCACCGTTATCTCCCGTGCCTGAGTACCAATACTGGCCTTTGTAGGTATGAGGATCCCGATGCGTTTTGGGGTTGGCCATATTTCGGATTCCATTCTTAGAGGCCATGATATCCTCTCCCATTCTCCAACTGAATTGGGTGGAATCAGCAAACCACTCGATGGCATTTCCAAAGATGTCTGAAAAGGACTCATTGAGCGCACCGCTTTCGTTTCTGTAGATCAGCCCTGCACTGTAGGTGGTCACTGCGTGGGCAATTTCGTGACCGCAAATATCCACGGTGGTCAATGGAGTAATGCCTTTGCCGTTTCCGTCACCGTAAGTCATCACAAAGCCATTCCAAAAAGCATTCACGTAGTTGTTCCCGTAGTGAATAAAGCTTCTGATCTTGGCTCCGTTGTCATCAAAGCTGTTTCGATTGAATTTCGACTTGAAGTAGTCGTAGGTCTGCTCCGCACCGAAGTGCGCATCACCGGCCACTTCGTCCAGATCCGCGTTGTAATTGTCCCAGTAATTATTGGAATCAATGAAATCCACTGCGGCCGAATACTTTCGACCCCGGTTCATATCAAAGGTTTCTATTCCACCTCCCCTACCCGATTCCCTCAACCGGAATAAATCCGGACCGATGCTGTCTGCCACAATGGGTTTAACACCTCGGTATTTTGTGTTGGCCCTTCCGTTGGAGTCGGCTTCGTGGATCAATTCCTCCATCGCCCATATTAAGGCTAAAACAGAATGTACACATAGTATAATTGGCTCATTTTTAGCTCAAACCCTTATAAATACTGACTTCTAGCCCCTTTTTGTACAAATTGCTAATAAAAAACGGATTGTACACGTTTGCTCTAAAATGGCTGATTTAGCCTGTTTTTACTCCCTAGCGTTTAAATCACTTAAAGATACACCTAGAAGCCTTGCAGGGCTTGCTGTGACTGCATTGCGCATTAATATGCGTGTTGTAAAAACACGTTTATAAATATGTCTAAATAACCATACAAATAAAGTTGGGGGGACAGTTGGGGGGACAGTTGGGGGGACATAACGTGGTTTTCAAATGGCCGCTACGGGGGGCTTATGTACAAAAAAAAGGGTGTTTTGGCAGCAAAATAGCCTTTAACTGACCCTTTATGTACACGACATCAAAACTCTGAAAGAGCCTAATTTTATTAGCATTAATAGAAATAGAGTGGCTAGAACGGGGCTGTCTGTGACTTATTTGTCACTCATTTTAGGGGTTCACCGCAATTAATGCACACTTTGTTTCACATTAAGTGTACACCCTTACTCGAATCTAATGACACCTACTACCAGTGCAAGACCATGCACCTGGTTGATCAATAACTCAAATGGATCATACTCTTTGTTTTCACTGACCAGTGTGATGCTGTATTCATCTTCACCAGGTTTCACTCTTTTTACAAGAGCACCCTGATCGGTGTCTAACACATAGACCTTATTCCACTGAAAAAAGGTACCCATCTCAACCTTTCTGCAAGCAATAATGTCTCCGGGGTTGTACTTGGGGTACATACTTCCACCTTTCACTCTGATCATGAAATCCACTTGTAGTTCATCGAACTCAGGGATCACATATCTCTCCGCTTGATAATCCATAACCTGTGTCTCACCGGTACCCCATCCGGCAATTGCTTCTATAGGGACTAGGGGTATACCTGCTGATGCAGTATATGGTAACGGTTCATCCTCTTTCACAGTATGTAACGGTTCAGATTTATACATTTTCCCATTTCCTGTTAGAACCCACTCCAGGTTTAAGTCCGGATACTCATGTAGAATATTCTCTAACTTATCTGCACCTATTGAACCACCTCTCTTTAGTTGAGTTGCGAATGCTCCGTTAGACAAGCCAATACTGCGCTCAAAAGCTCGATTGCTTATGTTCTTCGCCTCAATATATTCCTTGAGTCTTGTTATGGTATTATGGTCGCTCATTAGAAAAATGTTTACTTGGTGCTTGCGTGTTAGAAAATTGTTTACTTCCTTTGCTGAGGAAATTCCAAAACGAAAGTACGGTAACATGCCTAAACATCAAATTGAGATCAGTGCAAAACATAAAGCACTACTAGCTGAAGAGTTCAACGTCACACCTCAACATATTCGGTTTTGCTTAAAGGGGTACGCTGATAGCCAGAAAGCTACAGAGATAAGAGAGAGAGCCAAGGAACTTCTAATTGAGGAAGCAAAAAAGATTGAGGCATGAGTATACCACCACCGAAAATACGAACAACAAGTACGGTAATTAAGGATGTTATATACCCATCTGATCATCATGAGGGTAAGAAGCTGGTTAGAACTGTCAATCAATTCTCAGGAGATATTAATGAAGGTGATGATGGCAGTTTAATCTACAAAATTGAGATTGAAGACCCATTTCTAATCAAGCACATCAATCGTTATGACAGGCTAGCTGGAGATTTTCTTAGAGGTCTAACCAGTTTAAAACATGAAGTTACCAAGGAAGAAGGTCCAGCAGTGTTATTTCTGGATAAAGACGTAGCAAAGCTAATAGAGCAACTCCCACAAGAAAAGAAATCCAACAAACTAAAAGTAGAGTACTTGGGAACCAGTTATATCTGGTTGCCACTAGTCGAGCTGATTGCGGGTATCCTTGCTCTAATTCTTGTTGGTAAAATCGCAACGCTCTTTTTTTCAACTTATCTACCCTCAGTATCTCCAGCCTTAGAAGGTACGTGCCAGACACTATCGAAACAAGAAACGCTATTAGCGCACCAGCAAACAAATCCGAGCTTCTTAAATCTTCACCAGCCAGAACAACAGAGAGAGACAACAGGGTTGCAGATAATGTCACAATGTGCTTTGCTAAATCAAGGCGCAATTGATTACTACTGGCCTCAAGAGGCTGAATCTTCTTGTGAATTTTTTCCAGGTCCATCATCCAGCCAAAGATAATGCCTCAGCTGATTGGAACCATAGCGGTAGTAACACTTGAGGAGCTGGTCCCGGCTTTCTTCCCAAGTTATGGGGCCTTAAAAAAGAGGATTCTCAGAAGCAAGCACCTTCCAGGCGGCATCAAACGCTATCAATCCGGAGGCAATGGCCGTAAGATGATGGTCCTATATGACACGCTACCAGAGAGCATTAAGTCAGAGCTACTGGATCCAAGGCTGGACAATCACATTCTTTCCAACTACTATGAAATTGATGCAGATGCTAATGACTACTACACTGAGTTTAGATATCCGGATGGGTCTTGGCTCAAGCCTGAATCTCAGCAGAAGTATGTAGTCAATGCCAGTGTCATGCAGGCTGCTATTAACCTCCACCAGGACAGGGAGGACAAAAGGAGAAGCCTTGGCATGTCAAAAGGCAGACTACTCCAGGGGATTGCTCAAGATGTAGTCACATTCAATGCAGTCCTAAAGGAAGAGTTTGGATATGAGCACTCTCTTCCATCTCATCCAAGACGCTTCTCACAAGCTTTTAAGCAGTTTGTGAAGGATGGATATGTCTCACTGATCAAAGACTCAGCAGGAAACGCTAAAAAGAACGCTCTCAAGCGGACTGGAGATGTTGAGATCTTGCTAAACAACCTTTTTGCAGGTCAAAACTACAAGCCAACAGCATCAGAGGTTGCAAGGGCATATCTAGCATTCCTGGAAGGAGACTATAAGGTTGTAAATGAGGCCACCGGTGAGCTTTATGATCCATCCAAATTTAAGAGCCTAAGTGAGTCCACTATCAGAGCATATCTATCCACATGGGAATCTACTTCTGGAACTCATGCACTGAGATCTGGAGACAGACAAAAGTATCTTGATGCTAAGATCCCATATACAAGCATGGAGCAACCTCACTTTGCAGGATCTATGCTGTCAATTGATGACAGGCAGCCACCTTTTTGGTATGAGAAAAGATCAAGGATGTGGTGGTACCTGGGCATTGACTTGGCTAGTGAGGCAATTGTTGCCTGGGCTTATGGAAAGACCAAGGAGGAGCTGATCCTAAACTTTTACAGACAGCTTGTCCGGAACTGCCATGAGTGGAATATTCCAATGCCAGCAGCTTTGGAATGTGAGAGCAGCTTGAACAGCAGCTTCAGAAATACCTTCCTAGCTCCTGGGGCCATGTTTGATGATGTTCAAATCAGGCCCAACAGTGCTAGGAGTAAAAGAATTGAGCGGTACTTCAAAGAGATGAGGTACAGCATAGAAAAAGAGCAAGAGGGATGGATTGCCAGACCACATGCTAAAAACGAATCCAACCAGCTGGGACCTGACCAGCTGCCAGTTATTCCATATCAGGAACTTGTTGAGCAATGTTTCAGCAATATTGAAAAGTGGAATAATATGCCCAACTCTCAAAACCCTGATATCAGCCGTTTTGAGTATTTCTCTCATAATTATCATCCAGCACTCAAGCCCACCAATTACAGGGCATTCATGTATCATCTAGGTCAAAAAACAGGATCCAGCTGCAAGGTTGGAATCATCAAGCTCAAAGGGCGTGAGTGGATTCTGGGCCAAGATGGTGAAGTGGCCACCGGTGAGGAGCTGATCAGGCTCTTGAAAGTGGTTGAAGGAAAGTCAGTGGACATCTATTGGCTAGATGATAACAAAGGCCAGCCATTCAAGGCTATGGTCTACGACTCTGAAGGCAGATACATCTGTGAGGTAATTGAGAAGCCACTAGCTGCCAGAGCTCCAATAGAGGAGACTCCAGCTCACAGAGATGCCAGGGAAGTCATGAGCCGGTACATCCAAACTGTGACCAGCTTCATTAAACTACAAAAGAGCAAGATTGAGCGCACTTCAGTAATCAAAGAACGCTCAGCAACAATATCAGACTCTTTCTCCATCCCTGGAATGGAAAGAGAAGTCATTGAGGATGACCTGGAGTTCTCCAAAGAGCTTCCTGAGCTTCCGGACCCACTTAATCCAGAAAACAACCCAGGGCCTGCGATTAGGTCCTGGAAAGACAGCTTCAAATAACTACAATGAATTTTCCACCAGAGTACAAGAAAAAAGTGAGACAGGCTATCCTGGACAACAGGGATAGCTTCTCAGGATCTGACAAGCAGTATGCTAAGAGCCTTGGCATGTCTGCCTCAGTTTACTCCAGGCTAAAAGCTGGAGAGACTGATGGATTACTTAACCCTTCAACATGGCTCAAGATTGGACTTCAGTACAATGTCCAAACAGGGCAGGACAATTGGAAGCCAGCAAGGACTTTGGTGTATAATGAGATTGAGGCAAACTTGATGTTTTGCAAGGAGTATTCAAAAGGGATGATCCTTGTAGATCAGTGGGGTATTGGCAAGACTTTTTGCTCAAAGCATGTGCTCAGAGGCCTGAGAGATGCTTTCTATGTAGACTGCTCTCAGCACTCCACTAAAACAGAGTTTATCCATGCATTGGCCAAGGCAGTTGGTCTGGAGACTAGAGGCTCACTGGTTCAGATTAAAGGACAGCTTAAATACTATTTAAACCTGCTTGAAAAGCCATTGATAGTCATGGATGATGCAGGAGATCTCAAGTATGAAGCTTTCAAGGTCCTTAAAGAGCTATGGAATGCCACTGAGGGAAGGTGTGGCTGGTACCTCATCGGTGATGACTCACTTGAGACCAAGATCAACCGAGGCAAGAAAAATCAGACAGTTGGCTATGGAGCCATTTTCTCCAGATTCAGTGAGGAGTATATCCACCTGACTCCAAGAGATGTGACTCAGAAGCACAAGTTCTGGCAGCAGCTCTGCCAGGATGTGGCCACTATCAACTCAAAGGATCCCAAGCTGATTGACTCAGTGGTTCATAAGACGGTAAACAAAGAGAAGTCTTTGAGGCACCTCAAGACACTGATCCAACTAGGAGCATGAGACCAGGATGGGGGGAAAGAAACGAGCCAAAACAATGGATGTCCTGATGAAGATGGAGTTCAAGACATATAAGTTCGATGGAGTGTATAAGGAAGTGTTAGGAGATCCTTCTACTTCCGGCATCTGGCTGCTCTATGGGCCGAGTAAGAACGGTAAAACCACAGGGGCACTGAAGTTGGCCAAGTATATGAGCCAATTCTCCAAGATCCTGTATGTATCAGCTGAGGAAGGTCTCTCAAAAGAGTTCATTCAAACCTGCCTTGCAGCAGGCATCAAAAAGGAGAATAAAAATATCCAGTTTGTGGAGTATGAGACCATTGAGGAGGTTGAAGCGAGACTCAGTGTCAGGAGAGCTCCAGGGATTGTCTTTCTGGACAATTTAACCATGTACCAGGATGAGCTTAGAGGCACCAGACTCAAAGACCTCAAGAATGATCATCCCAACACACTTTTTATCTGCATTGCCCATGAGGATGAAAGAAAGAAGCCCTATGGAGCAGCTGCCAAGCTTGCTCAAAAGCTGGCCAATGTAATCATCAGGGCTCAGGGTATGGTCCTGGAGGTTGGAGGCAGAGCTCCAGGTGGTAAAATTTTCGTGGATCAGTATGCAGCAAGAGTAATACATGGCAATGACATCAAAGAAGGACGGAGTGATTGAGATCATGGTGACTACAATAGACCTAGAAAGAGCAAAGGAGCAGATTCAGAAGCTACTGGATCTGAGTGAAGATGATCACAACAACATGATCATTGACAGAGCTCATGATTACACTGCTCACAACTTCAGGACTAACTGGACAAAATCAGAGAGCTTCTGGCATTGGTGGTTTAAGCAGTGGGCAATGACCAACTGGACCATCATGCAGGATCCTTTTTTCAAGCACTGCCTTGAATGCTCAAAGCTGAGCAGTGTGCAGAAAGATATCCTCTGGAAGGGCTTTAGAGGCAGCCATGACATGCTATTTAATATCCACCCATCTAATGGGATGAGAGAGCAGATCCGCAAAGAGGCAGGCATTAAAAACTATAACTACAAACTCAAAGACACGGTATGACAGCAAATGACTCATTTAAGAGCAGGATGGATGCAATGACCTCAAAATATGAGGCACAGCAAGCTCTTTTGGCCAGAAGTGGTAACACTCATCCAAACACAGAAAGAGCTCTCAGAGATATTATCAGATCTGCTGATCTGTATCTGAGAGACAACAAGAATGAAATCAGCATCCCTCAAGATTCTGAAATGATTGAGCAGATACTCCAGGAAGCAGCCGACAAGATTTATGATCTGACTGGCAAGATCAATACAGTATCAGTGCGCTATCATATTGAGGATGAGAACTTGAGTAAACGAAATCTTGAGTGTTTGAACTACCTGGCTGATCAAGTGGTCCTAGAGACAGCGGTCTCATTCATTCATATTCAAAGCAAGAGTAAAAGAAGAGAGAACGTGAAGCCCAGGTTCCTTCTCATGGGACTAGCTGCAAACCTGATTCCTGGAATAAGTCTCCAGTCTATTGGTGACGCAATTGGTGGAAGGGATCACTCTTCTGTCATTCACGCTAGAGATACCCTAGTGAACGACATGCTATTTGATCAGGCTTACAAAGCACAGTACGACAAGATAGCTGAGAATTTCAAGAAGTGGTATGGGAGCAAGTATAACCCACCAGCAGAAGTGACATCAACACAAGTAATAAATCAAGATAATGGATAAACAAAACCCAACATTTTACAAGTCATCAGACAAGATCTGGATTGATGATGAAGGAGTCACAATTCCTAGAGACAGGCTGAAGAAATCAGAGAAGATCACAGATCAGAACCTTGCAGCAATTTGCAAGCAAGCTCTTGCTATTCAAAACAAGCTCATCGCATTCAAGCAGGAAGTTGAAGAGAGAGTTCAGAAGATCATTGATCAAAGACTCAAAGAGCTAGAAAGCTCTAAAGAGACCAAGGGCAATGTCACTATCTACAGCTTTGACAGGTCCTTTAGACTGGAGGTGGCAATCTCTGAGCGGATTGAGTTTGATGACCTGGGGATCCAAGCAGCCAAGGAGAAGCTTGATGAGTTCCTGAATGCATCAATTGAAGGAGATCAGATGGTTAAGGAGTTAGTCCTTAGTGCATTTACAAAGTCAAGAGGCAAGCTGGACACAAAGAAAGTCTTGAGCCTTCTGAAGTACAGAGACAAAGTGAGTGATCCAAGATTCTCAAAAGCCCTTGACTTGATTGAGGATTCTATTAGAAAGCCTCATTCCAAGAAGTATCAGCGGTTTGCGATCCGAGATGAAAACGGAGAGTATCAGAACATTGATCTCAACTATGCCAGTGTTGGCAGTTAGGATCTCTTGCCGGATAAGATAGATCAATCATGGGATCTAGGGATACTCTGGAGGTTCGAGCCCTCCACCGGCAACAAACCAAACAACAGGGAAAATAGAGAGGAGAGGCTTGAGGTGTTCAGTGGTGTACAGTAGGGATAAGCCACAGCGAATGAGTAGCCCTACCTGGTTGATGACCCTCTCACAACAAAGAGCCTGCCCGGAGCTCTGCAAAGATCCGGGCTTTTTAAGAAACAATATGCAAACAAAAACAACCATATCAATCATTCTCCTGGTGTTAGCCTGCCTTTCTGGAGGTTTGCACCGGTATCTATTCGCTCAGCTGTTAAGTGCCTTCTATTGGGCTAAAAACATGGGCATTGCTCCTGAGCCTGGAACAAGGTTGAGAGAGAACTATGACAACATCCATGAAGTAAATGCTCCGGCCAATGCTTCTCAGTCAGCCATTTTCTTCTTTGTGGTGGTTGCAATGACTATCTTGATAGCTCCAGATCCATTCAGGTTAGATCTGACTTCCTGGAGCCCTAAATGGTACACTTTGAGGATCTGGATGGAATGCAAAGCCATTGAGTCACTGATCAATTGGATCCCTTACTACATCCCAACAATATTCTTAACCCTTGGCCAAGGAATGCTTGCATCTCATCAGTGGCAGATCCAGGTAAATAGAGGCCTCAATAAACCTGACTACTATCAGAAGCCTGGACAAGCAGAATTTATCTGGAGTCAGGCTAAGATTGGATCCTTCTGGTATCCATCCGGATTGTCAGGAGAGGCTACAAAATACTATTACCCAATTGCAGCCATACTCATACTCACAGGAGCTGCACTCTTACTCAATTAATCAACAGCAATATGAACGTCAAATACTACGACAAACGAGACAACAAGGTTAAAAACGCATTCACCCCAAGAGAGGACTCCAACAGGATTCCAATGGCTGGATCCCGGTTGTTTGACAAAACAGGCAAGGAGATTCATGAAGGTCACATTGTTGCCAGAACACACTCAGACAACAGGTTTATTCATTTCACTCATGCGATTAGAATTGAGCAAGGTCAATTTGTTTACAGCTCAGAAATAGAAGGAGATAGGTATTGGCCACTGAAAGACTACGCCTTAAAACACTTAAAGCAGGACCAACTCAACTGCTATATCATAGGGTGCGTTCACCAAAATCCTGAGTTAGTGCACCAGACTCTTAACCAGGATCAGATAGATCAACTACTTGGACAAACAGCAAAGCCATGAAGTTCAGAATCTATGACAAGAAAGCCGGTGTGATCAAGGATTACATGACTGCGCATGTAGAGGATGACAGCTATCAGCTCCTGCCAGGGAGTGGCTTGGTTGACTACTTCGGGACAGAGATCTTTCATGGCCACATCATCTGCATTCCATACGTCTGCTCAGATGAGCTCTCTGAAAACTTCAACAAAGTGCTCTGCCAGTATTCTCAAGTAGTTTACATGTATGGAGCTTTTCATCTTGACATCTCACATGCTCAAGATCTAGGATCAACCATGCCTCTGACTCATGAGTTTCCTGCTTGCATTCCGGAAGATCCAACACGGCCATCAGTAGAGGTAGTGGGCAACATCTTTGAGAACAAGGAGCTCCTGGAGCTGCTAGATCAGCCTTACACAGGATCCATAAATCCAAGACAAAAAGTATCAAAAAACCAGACTAATGAAAAATAGAGTAATTGAATTTAGAGCTGTAGATGACCTGTCAGTCTATGCTGAGGTGAATGAGGAGAACTACATCACTGATGTCTATCCAGAGCAATACAAAAAGGATCTCAAAGGGGCCAAAGTATTGAGTGGAATCAAACGAGGCTTTAAGCTGAAGTTTAAGAAGAAGCAGCAGTTTGTCAAGCTGACAACCATGAGGATTAAACGGGTTGAGAAGGCTGAAAGCATTGCAGAGTATAGAGAGCGATTTCAGGAGGTCTACAAGGCTCCAGAGCCTAAGGATCCTCACCAGGTCCTTGAGTTGTTTGATGGGGGCCAGGATGCCATTTATTGGGTCATTGACAAGGATGGAGTTGTGATCACCACTAAGCCAACACAAGGCTGGCTCTGGAGAGGTAGCAAGATCTTCTCCAAGATTGCTCCAAACCGGGTCCTTGTTCTTTATGACAAGTACGGAGTCAAGAGAAACATCAAGTACCCTATTGTCAAGGTGGTGAAGTATTCAAAGCTTGACCAGGCTTATGAGCCAAGGATTGCAAGATCACTGAAAGTAGAATCTCAAGAGGCATGAACGAAGTAGCAACTCAAAAAGTAACAAGTGACCAGATCAAGGCTATACATGCAAAGTTGCCCTGGCATTGTAAACACGATAAAGAAAACAAGGCAGACCTTGTAGAGCAGTTCACTGGAGATCCAACAAGAAGGAGCACCACTCAGCTGACCTATGATGAGGCAAATCAGATGATTTGCAGCTTGTATGGTGGAGCTGACTACTTCGCACTATTCGACTCTAAAAATAAGCAGCACATGAATGTCTTGAGCTTGTGTCATCAGCTTGGCTGGATCAAGTTGAACAGGGCAACAGGGAAAGCAATGGCAGACTTGAATGTCCTAGGGAAATTTATCAAGGACAGATCCAAAGCTAAAAAGCCACTGAAGCTAATGAGCTCAGTTGAGGTAAACAACCTCATTAATCAACTGGAGCAGATAGTCAGAAAAAGCGGTAAAAAAGGGTGAAAATAAAGGTAGAAATAAGCCAGATGCTCATTGAGAACATTGTTCAAGTATTGGAGCCAACAAGCTTCAAAAGTGAACCTGTTGCAAAACCGTTTACCAGGGCTGTTTGGAGCATTTGGGTTGAGCTATTCCCTAAACTACAATCAAAGGTTTACAAGAACAGACTAGCACAAAAAAAGAAGAGTGTTGTCAGCTTAACAATGAAGTATCATGAGGCCTATGCATTTGATGTGATCATCACATCAATGACAGTTAATGCAGATGAAGATCCTTCTGGATTCAATACAGCTCTGCTAGCATTTAGAACCCAATTAAACCAGGCACTACATTGAGAGAGAAGTTCATCATATCAAGTAAGAAGTTCCGGGAGGTTGTTATCTCCTTTGAGTTTGACCAGGAAGGCAGATTATGTGCCTGGTCCATCAAGGGCCCATACACTCAGGAGCAGTATGACTGGCTACTTGGTAAGTTGCCTCTCAGGCGTGAATCACTCAAGACCTACAAGTCAGACTCCTTTGACATTGAGGCCATACCACTAGATCTCAGTTTTGAAAACTTCTGGAATCAGTATGACAAGAAGGTTGGCAAGATGGAAGCTGAGAGGCTTTACAACAAGCTTCCTGATGAAGATAAAGCCAGAGCCATAAGTTACATCCCTAAGCTCAAAAGAATTAAAGGAGCTGAAGGCACTCAGATGCCATATCCTAAAACCTATCTAAGACAAAAGACCTTCCTGGATGAATAGTCAAGAATCACTCAGGCAAAAGAGAGACCAGGATCTCAAGAAAGACTATGACAAGCTGCGTCAGAAGCACCCTCAGTGGAAGTACGTTGCTTATCTGGAGTATCTGTCTGAAAAGTATTATGTCAGTGCCAAAACGGTGCAGCAGATCATCCTTGGAGTTGGCCACTACAAGGAGGCACCATCCAAGCAGCTGGATCTATTCAGCTCCAGTCCGGACAAATCGGATAAATAGCCCATATTATCAGTTATCGGGTAAAAGCCCTATCAATAGCATCATCAACAATCTTGTCAACTTTCTTGTCTAGCTGTTTTGCAGGACCCATGAATTGCCTCTTCTTCATTTTGAATGGGTGCTTCCCAAAGACCTTGGCCATCAAGCCCTCATTATGCACTTTAGCATAGGGCTTGTCACTCCTGAAGATGGTGGCAAAAGGTCTGACTATGTAGTTGATGGAATCTCCAAGCTCACCGGTGGATCCAGTCAGCACTCTTCTCCTGGTTGCAGCAGCTGAAAATCTTGGACTGCCTTTGCCTTTATACTGAAAGCCGTACCACTTACTCCCAGGATCTCTCCTTTTGACAGCTGGCCATTTTACACCATCAAAACTCTCAGTGACAAAAGACTCTCTGAAGTAGTCAACTCCGGCCTTACCTGCTCTCCTTGGGATCTCCGATGATATAGCCTTCTTCAGATCTCTCTGGAGCTTTTCTAGGTCCTCTGATAGTTTGCTACTCATTTTGTATCTTTGTACTACCCGGTTGGAGCTACAGGCCCCGACCTCTCAAGAGGCAGCTTCATCAGTTGCCTCTTGCTGTTTTAATTGCTTCCTGGATCTCCTCCAGGTTCATCCCTTGATCAACCACAACATACAAGCTCTCATCCATAACCATGATCAGCTTGTTGCACCGTCTTCTCTGCTTCAGTGATCCATAGATCTCTCTTGCCAGGATCTCTTCTCCAGGTAGTGCTAACGCATTCACATTAAACACCAGGTAAAACTTGCCACTCATCTGCTGGTATTTCCTTCTGAGTGCATTGTTTAATGAGCCCTTGATTGTGGATCCCTGGGCAACTACCAGATCACCTTGCACCTGGTCAATCAGATACTCTGGATTTTTCCTGCCATCAAAATGGTGAGGCATGATCCGGACATCATCAAAGCTCTCCTTAAATATCTGAGCTGCTTGCAGATTGCTCTCCAGGTCTGAAGGATCTGCCCAAAGGCTCACCTTCACACCATCAACATCTATGTTGTAAGGCATGGATTCCATCATCTCAGCCATGAGCTTTCTTCTCTCTGGATACCTTTGAGAAAAATAGGGATGTGAGTTGTCAAAGGGCTTGGCTGTCTTTCCCACATTTTGCCTGAAGCCAAACTCTGGAGGCTCCAGATCTTCAGGAATGTCAGTGACCTCTTCATCAGTGGTCTTAAATCCACAAAGGCACTGCCAGCCGTTAGGTGGAAGGTGGGTGTCCCAGAATGGATCATCAACTGGCCGGATAATGTGATAGTAAGGCTTGTGGGCTTCTCTAGGAGTTGCAGATCTTGAAGGAAGGTATTTGATGTTTGGGAACAGATCCTTCTCCTCTTGTGCTGTTCTCCAGTCTGTGGCCATCCTTGCAGATCTGGTGGTGGTATTGTATTCAGCTGCTAGCCAATTCCGGTTATAATCCTTGAGGACTGGCTTGGCTTCTTTCTCAAACTCCACAAAGGGTCTGAGCTTGCCATCCTGGTCAAATAAAGCTCTGGTTAAAGCAGCTTGCTGAGCTAGGGTCTTCCTGGCTGCAAAGTGGCCCAGGTTCTGACTCATCATGTGATCAAAAACCATGTTAGGCCCATAGTTGTACTTCAGATTTATTCCGGAGGCTTCAACTAGAGGATCAAAATTGGCCTCAAACAATCCAGGAGATAGTTGGTCCTGGTTCTTGTGAAATGATCTCATGCCTTTTTTAACCTTTGGGACTATCTTCTTGATGGCATCTTGATAGTCTGCCCAAGGAAACTTGCCTCCAAGGGCTTTGACAAAAGGAGAGTAAAAGATTCTAGTTGATGCCCCAACCGAGCTGGGGCTTAGTCGAAAAAATCAAAAAGCGCTTTCAGGTTGCTAGGCTCATTATCTGGAGTCTTAGTGGGTTGATCCTTGTCCAACTCGACACCATACTTTTTCTCAATGTACTCAGGGCTCAAGTTGTATCCGGCTTGAGAGAGTTTGAAGTCAATGTCAATGGACTCTTTTGGATCCTCTGAAGTATGGATTCCAAAAACATCAGCATCAGTCAACGAGTATCCATATTTTACCATCAATGGCTTGAGCTGCTCATTAAGCCAGTCCAGAATCTCCTTTTCATCTGCCCTGGTGATTTCATCTTGAGTCATTTGGTGGACTTCAGCTTGAGACTTAGAGCTTCCGTTGTCAGCTGTCATTGTCTGTCCGTTGATCAATTTGCTGACCTCTTCATTGACAAGCTTGATCTTCTCCTGGAATACCTTGAATGCATCTGTCTGATTGGAGTGGATGATCTCAATCTCTTCTCCTTGCTGCATAGTTACAACAGGGCTCTGGCCCATATTCTCAAGATCTGAATGCATTTCCCTCATTCTCTTCCCATCAAAGCTGTTGATCACCTTCCCAACTCTGATGGGCACTCCAAAGAGCTGCTCAAAGTTGTCCCAGGAGGCCCAGCTGTGTCTTTTTAGGATGGTATATGGAGCAGCTGTGTTGAGGAGCCCAATAGCATCATAAGCTTGAGCATAAAGCATCTGACCATCCAGCTTGTCAAAAGGCAGGCCTCCATCTGTGTCCGTTACATTTTTGATGATGACCCTTCTTTCAGGGATGATATGGCTATTGGGTACCACATCCACACTGATGATCCTTCCTGGAGTAGACTCTTTGACATAAATGAGATTGTATCCTCTGAAGATGCTCCACATCCAGTGCCTTAGCATATCCCTAAACCAAGGAGCTTCAATGAACTTGGTTTTATCTTCATTGACTTCTTTGTCATTCAAGATGACAAACTTCTTGTTGACAATCCTCAATATCCTGGACTGGATTGCAGACATCAAATGAGAGTCAACAAGAGCATCATTGTAGAGCTCCTGGAGCAGGTAGGTCTGTGGCCTGTGGACATCCAGTCTGACATCTCTGGCATAAGTCCAGTCATCAAGCTCTTTTCTGAGCCTGTCTTCATTCAAGCGGTCGAGATCTGCAACAACCTTGACAGCTTTTGACTTTGGGCTGGCTTTCGCTTGAGGGCCAGCTCCTTCCTCCTTGCTATTTCTTTTGAACGGGTTCCACATCTCTCTTAGAATTTATTTGGATACTTTGTGTTTGAGGATACCAGGCTGGAGTCTCCATCTGGAATGCCATCTCCATCAGAGTCCTCTCCGTGTTTAGGATTGAGTCCAGAAAGTGAAGCTTTCCCACTAGCCACATCTTTGAGCCACTTCAAGGATCTGTCATACTGGAGCTCTACAGACTCATTGATCTGGTGGTTTAGCCTGGCGTGCATTTGATGAACAGAGAACACTTTGAGGCACGACAAAAGCGGAACATTTCTGTCATCTCCAGTCTTGGCATATTCAACCTCCATGTCATACCTGTCCTCCAGGTAGCTCCGGATAATTTCCTGCTGTTCATTTATTACCTCTTGGATCAGATTATCATCAAATCCAGAGAGCATGTTAATGCTATCAAGCCTGCTCTTAGTCTTGAGCTCCTGCGGTGTAAGATAGTTTGGCATCAGTTATAACTTTATGGGTTGTTTCACATTCAAATCCTACTGAGTGGACTTGGTAATTGCGGTATCTATAAGAGAGCTGCTCTTCACTTGAAAGGTGCAACTCATCAAAGCACTCTCCAGCAGCCCCAAGAGCCGCCTCTGTTACTTCATCAATGAGGTCTAACATGTCAAGGCTAGCCTTTTTGTCTTGTGCTGTGTTGAATGACGGGTATGAGTTCTCAAAAACGACCAGGAGGCTGACTTGAGCATCTCCATCTGCCCGGTCTCTTGTAGCCATTTGGTACTCTGTTCTTGGCACGTTAATCAGTACAGCTGGAGTGACAAGAGTTGGGCCTCCGGATTCAGCTGAAAGCTGTCCTTTATCTAAGTCAACATATCTCAGCTTCTCACTTATGATCAAAGGGTCCAAGGCTTCAGATATCTTCAGGAATAGGTCTTTCTTTGGTCTCATTAGAATCCTCCTCTTTTATGTTTTGATAGTAGTATTCTGCCTGATCCTTCTCTTTGACCACTGACTGAAAAAAGCCTTTGTCCAATTCTGACCCCAGCCTCCAGCACATCCGGAAAATCATCATGCCCTCTGGTACCTTTTTCAAAGCCTAGCAATTGATTCATACCGGTGTTTAGATCTGGATCATCCTGGAGCCTCTGATCAAAGACCAGGAGCCCATTAAACAGAGCGTTTGTAAGCGTGGCCTCAATCCTTGCGTGCTTGTCAATTCTAGCACTCTTGTCGGCCATTGGCAGTATTGGGAATTGCCTGTCTTTTGCAGCTTGCCTAAAAACTGGCATGTGTACTGCATCCTGAGAGGCTGTCCCATCAAAGTAGCTCATTGGGCTTATCCCTTTTTTAAAGAGCTTTTCAACTGTGTTGAAATACCAATTCACTAGCTCTGTGATTTCGCACTTCCTACAGAAGGCCTCAACACAGTAGATCTTGCCGTCTTTGAATCCTAGTCCAGCTCCAGCCTTGTAGTCTCCCTTTTTAGTGTAGGAAGGATCCATATAGATGATAAAACCGTCCCACTTCTTGATATACCCGGCAACCTTGTACTTGATCCATTCAGATCTAAACAGCCTGCCCTCCTCAATGGGGTTATTCATGAGCTCTCTCTGGAACTCAAAGTATGGAGTGTTTATCAGCTCCATTTGAACATCCTCTTCTGTGTATCTTTCTGGCCAGGTTGGCTTTCCATTCTTATCAATGAAATTGACTTGATGGATCTTGGTTGTTTCAAGCCTCTCTAGCTTATCCATCAAGTATGCCATCACTCCAGTCTTGGTGATGAAGTTGTTGGCCACTACCATCCTTTTCCATTTTTTACCAAAGGACTTCATGATATCACCGGTGATCTTCTCACCTCTTTTGCGGACTAGATCCGGATTAAGAGCAACCTCTCTGTCTTCAATGTCATCAATGATCACCAGGTCAGGCCTGTTGGGTCCTCTTCTGAGTCCCCTGATGGGCTGGTTCAAACCAACTGCTAAGCAGTAAACACCGTCTTGAGTTTCAAAGGCTCCTTCACTCCAGTCTCCGTAGGACTTCTGAGGTCCAAAGTCAGCAATGTATCTCTGGTTATTCTCTAGTTGGAGCTGGAGATCTGAAAGCAAGATCTTTGCTCTGTCTTCATTGGCCCCTACAACCAGGATGAACTTGGTCTCCTTTCTGGCCATCAAAGCAAGTGGATTCCCAACCACTGAATGAATGGACTTTGCTGCACCTCTATACCAGGGCCTGAATTGAGTTATCCAGGAATGAGCTTGCAGCTGCATGTAGCTTTCAACATGGAACCTGGCAGAGGGTGCATCCACTAGAGGATCAGCTGTGTCTTGCCCAAAGTAGTAGCTTATAAATTTTCCGTAGTTGCCAGGGATCAAGAGTCTCCGGATCCTCTCCTGCTTCTCTTCCTCTGACTCTGATATTGCAGTCTCAAGAGTGGCGTTCCTGATCTCTAGGCTTCGCTGTTTCCACTCCTCTAGCCTTTTCTTGAGGTCTTTAGATAATGCCATGCTCCATCTCAATTATAATCTTGTCACAGGCTGCTCTTGTTCTCTGGTAGACAATCATGGCCAGCTCTTTTCCTTGTGCTGAGGGCTCCTCTCTCATGTCCTGGTATAGTGAAGCACTCAGGGCTTCAAATGCTGGGATAGCAAACCGGAGAGACTTCTCTGGATCCTCTAATCTTTCAATTGCCTTGGCTAGCTTGGAGAGATCATCAGGAGAGATCTTTGCCTTTTTGCCTTCAGCGATTTCATGAAGGGTCCTCTTGATTTTGTTGATCAGGTCCTTGACAGTCATCTTGGCATATTCCCTCTCTTCAGCCCACTTGTTCTCAGTGATCCAAGATCTGATTGCTTTGGGACCAACCTGGATAGCTCCAGACACCTCAGTGATGTTGTAGCCTCTCATGTAGAGGTTTTTGGCCTCTCTCATTTTCTGCTCTTTCTGTGTTGCTGTGAGTCTTCCCATTAGTAGTCTGCTTTTATAAAGATCTCCCCGGTATCTGAATCAAGCACAATGGATCCAGGTGTTGCTCCATCATACTTCAGCTGATCATTGATCTCATATCCTAACTCTTGGATCTTGTCGGTCTCTAGGAAGTCTATCAGATTGACTCCAATTTCTGGATTTGCTTTATATTCGCCTTTGCTGGACTTCACAAGATGTCGGACATGTTGATCCCCGGACTCCCCAATTACTAGGTCTCCTGATTGGATCTGGATGTCTTCATTATCATCAAGGAGTATATCTTTCATAAGGCGAATATCAGCCCAGCAAGCCCCAAGCTTCCACCTTAATTAATAGACTTAGACTAAATCATTAAGGACTTAAACCAAAGGGTTTAACTCTAGCAATCCCATTTTTTAGGGTCTTAAATCTCGGCCATTTTCGCTCCAAGATTTTACGGTTTTTAAGCCATAAAGCCTATGAGTGAAAAACAACAAGCAGCTGGCCAAGGATTCAACCTGGTAGAGAATAGCTCCGGAGCTAAAGAGCTCTTTATTGATGGAGAGATTTCTTCATGGACTAGCAACAATGCGGCAGCATTCAGGAAGGCTTTTAAGGAGCTTGAGGCTTTATCCGACACAGTTACTATCAGAATAGGCGTAAGCCCTGGAGGGTCTGTCTTTGATGGCTTTGTGTTAACAAGCTTAATCAAGGAATCCAAGGCCAAGGTTATCACAATCTGTGAAGGTCTTGCAGCAAGCATGGCTGCTGTGATTTTTGTCTCTGGAGATGAGAGGCAAATGGCAAAGGATGCAATGATCCTGACACACCTTCCCAAGGGAGGCATTAGTGGTGAAGCCGATAAGATCCGGGAATATGCAGAGATGCTTTCCAAGATAGAGAAGGGCTTTATTGAGCTTTTTGCTGATCAAACCGGCAATACTGAAGATGAAGTCAAAAAGTGGTTCAAGACAGGTGTTGACATCTGGCATGATTCTGCTGAAGCTCTTGAGAGAGGCATTGCTACAAAACTTATTGATGAGGGTTATGGAGTTGATACTTCAGCCATTCAGGATCTGCTCAAAGATCCTAATCAGCTGGCCAGCACTTATGCTGTTGCTCAGCAAAAACAAACGACTCAAAACAATTCAAACATAAAGATGAAAGAGTTACTCGCAAAGCTCTGTTTAATCCTGGCTCTTGCGCCTGATTCAACAGAGGAGCAGGTCCTTGCCAAGGTCAAGGAGCTAGGAAATGAAAAGGCTTCGCTTGATGCTGAGCTGAAGAAATTCAAGGATGCTGCTGAGGCGTCTCAAAAGCAGGAAGCAGAGCAGCTTGTTGCGAAGTTGATTGAGGATGGGAAGATGCCAGAAGGCATGAAGCCCATCATTGAGAAGCAATTCTCTGAAGACTTTGAGTCTACCAAGACTCTTGTTGAGGGAATGCTTGAAAAGCCTGAAGGGTCACAGGGTGGAGATGATCCCAAACACCAGACTCTTGCTCCAGAAGTGAAGAGCTTTCTTGATGGGCTTGGAGTGGCTGCTCCAGGAGCGTCAGGTTCTGCCTTTAACAAGCCTGTCAAAGACATGACAGATAAGGAGCTTGAAAAAGCATTAAACGAAAACCCGGACGCTGTAATGGCTGAAATAAACGGGACTAAGTAATACCCATTTTTTAAAGTTATGGCAGAAGTAACAAGAAAATTATTTGAAAACCAGATGCAGCTGTTGCTGTTTCCGGACAAGTCGCCGTTTAAGAACGCTCAAGTTGTTACCGGTGTAAATGCAAACGTTAGCAGCGTTGAGATTCCTAATCAAGGATCATTCCCGGCGATTCAAAAGAATCCATCTAAGCCTATCACAGCTCAAGAGGTGGCAGACACCAAGCAGAGCTATGATGTTGATGAGTATGTGGCCCCTCCTGTTAGGGTGACTGAGCATAACAATGCCACAGTGACCTATGACAAGAACAGAAGCACGCTAGTGACTCAAGCAAATCAGCTTAATGCTGAGATTGGAGACCAAATGGGATTCAAGTTTGCTCCTTCAGTATTGGCCAACATGGTAAGGACTTCGGGTCTTGCTGGAGGTCATTTGGTTACTGGAGCTTCAGGGAGTCGTTCAAAGTTAGTAATGCAAGACTTGATTGATCTTGGAGAAAAGCTTGACAATATGAATGTTCCAGATGATGGCAGGAGAATTCTGTTGTTCTCTACCGGGTTCTGGTCTGAGTTCTTGGCTCTTGGTCTTGATCAGTTTGTTGGAGCAGACAAGTTGTCTTCTGATTTAATCGCCAAGGGGTACATGGGTCAAATCTTCAACTTTAATTGTATGAAGCGGCCTAAGACCGTGCGCTATGACAACGCAGCTACACCTGCAAGGCAAGCTGTTGGTGCTGCTGGATCAGCAGCCATGAATGATGCAATCTTGGCCTGGCACCCTGATTTTGTTCATGCTGCTGAAGGCAAGGTAAACACCTTCTACAACAAGGCTGATGCTGAGCATGTAGGAGATGTGATGTCTCACAATGTTAGAGCTGGAGGTGCTATTGCTCGCCTTGATGAGGTTGGAGCTGCTGCAATCGTTCAGAAGCACGTTTAACCGCTAAAACTGAAACAACATCATGATACAATGTAAGTTCATCATGCTCCACACCTCTGCCACTCCTGAAGGGAAAAGGCTTTCTGGTGATGACATCATAAGAATGCACACGGGTCCTGTTAAGGATGGTGGAAGAGGTTGGAAGAACCCAGGATATGGAGAATATCATAGGCTTGAGGGGACTGTTGAATACTTACAAGGCAATGATGGAGATGAATTTGTGGACCCCTGGGAAATCACAAATGGTGCCAGGGGTCTCAATTCTCTCACTTATCACATGTGCTATGAAGGTGGTTGTGCAGCCACTAAAGAGAAGTGGATGAGATTTTACCCTCCTAAGGACACAAGAACCAAGGAGCAACTTGAGTCACTCAAGGAGCGGGTTTTTGTGCTGCTGGAGAGATACCCAAAGGCCAAACTAATTGGTCATAACCAAGTAGCAAACAAGGCTTGTCCTTCATTCGATGTGCCTACCTGGGCATTGAGCATAGGGGTGCCTAAAAACCGGATATACTTTGGGAAATGAGATTGACCTACGTCAATATCGCTGTAGTAGTAGTTATGCTGTTCATCACCGGCTGTGGATTGCTTCAGCCGGTTGGTGACACTACTGTTGAGGAAAAGACCTCAGAGAGGATCATCTACCGGGACACGTCTGTTGTTGTTGGAGGTGATTTCAGTCAAGTTGAAACCTTGTTGCAAGACCTTTTAAAAGGGCAACAAATCGAGAGTAAGAGTGGGAACTCTACAGTCACTGTCAGATATCTGCCAGAGACAAGAACCATCCAAGCTGATTGTGAGTGTGACACTGCACTCATTGAGCTACAACTAAGAGACAAAATACTTGAATCATATATCAAAGAAACCACAGTCAAGAAAAGAGGCTTCTTGTGGGGCATGTCATTTACTGAGATGCTTCTGCTGGGGCTCCTGTTATTCCTGGCTATTAAAATGTTATTCAGATGAGCAAATTATCAATTGAACAAATGGCCAAGAAGGCCAAGGAGTTAATGGAGTCCAACAATTATGACTCCATCTGGATCACTCAGGACGGCACTGGCTTCCGAGAGGGTGCAAGAGCAAAGACCTACTGCAAAGAGAATGAGCTTGAGGGTCCTATCAAGTTTCCTGTGGTTGGAAATGCCAAGGAAGAGATCAGCACGGATGCTAAGGAGCTCCAGATTCAAGTCACTGCCAAAGATGAGGAGATTAAGGAGTTGACTGAGACTGTAGAGGCTGCAAAAGCTAACAGTGACAAGCAGGTTGAGCTTCTCCAGGCAAAAGACCAGGAGATCATCTCCTTAAAGGAGCAGCTTGAGGCAGCTAACGCCAAAATTGCTGAGCTGGAAGCAAAGAAAAATCCAAGCAAGTAAGCCTGAAGCCAGGCATTGATTAACAAATAGCAAGACCAAACATGGGACTTCCAAAAGTATCAATATCAGTATCCAATGACAATCTGAAGCAAACGCTCCAGACCTCTGACGGTATTGCAGGTCTACTCATTTCAGGAGTAGCTGTGACAGATAAAATCCAGTTGAATGATCCAACGCTCTACACTTCTCTGAAGCAAGCTGAGGATGATGGAATCACTGCCTCTGGAGGTAACTCTTATGCTCACAAGCAGATTTCTGACTTCTATTCAGAAGCTGGTACCGGTGCGGAGCTTTATGTGATGCTAACCAGCACCACTATTGATGCTGCTATTGATAAGGATGGTGTCATTGTTACAGCTCTTTTGGACTATGCTCAGGGCAAGATCCGCTTGCTGGGTGCTTCTGTTGAGAATCCAGGGAGTATCACTCTTGTTGATGGCTTACAGGACAAGGTTCACCTTGCAGCTCCAAAAGCTCAAGCTTTGGCTGAGGAGTATTTCAATCAAAGGAAACCTATCTCTGCTGTGATCCTTGAAGGAGCTGGCTACAACAATACTCCAGCAGATCTGAAGGACTACAGGAATTTTGATTATAACCGTGTGGCCATTGTTCTATCTTCTGAAGACGGAGGAGCCAACAACAATGGAGATGTAGGATCCTTGCTTGGTAGACTTGCTAAGAACACAGTACAAAGGAGAGCCAGTGCTGTTGAAGATGGCCCAATTGAGGGCATAACCTCTGCCAAGTTTGGAGGCACTGTCACTATAGAGGATAGAGAGTCTGAATGGGAGACTATTCATAACAAGGGATACATCATCCACAGAACTCACCAGACAAAAGGAGGAATTTACTTCTCCTCTGATCAGACCCTTACGGCCACCACTGATGACTTTGATAGAATCTCTAAAGTTAGGGTCATTGACAAGGCTGTTCTTTTAGGGTATGCAGATCTGCTTGAGAACCTAGAAGGGGACTTTGAAGTGGACTCAGATGGTAAGATGGATCTTGCTGAAGTAAAAGGATGGCAGGGAGGTATTGAGCAGGCCATTGGAGATGCAATGGTCCCAGCTGAAGCAAGTGCGGTGGAGGCTGTGATTGATGCAGATCAAAACCTGGTCTCATCCAGTGAAGTAATTGCTGAAATCAAGGTACAGCCTAGAGGCTACGCTGGAACCATTTCAGCCAAGTTTGGATTAACAACTCAAGTAAATAGCTAGTTATGGCATTTGATAGTAAAGAATACGGCTGGAAGGACATCTCAGTGAATGTCACTGGCCAGAACATGATCTCTATTGAGGAGATCAAATACAAGTACACCAGGAGCACTGAGTTCCGGTATGGAAAAGGAGGAGATCCTCACGATATTGAAAGAGGCAATAGAGAGCTCACTGGAGAGATTGTGATCACTCAGAATGAGCTTGACAAGCTGACTCAAGTGTCTCCAAATAGGGATATCTCCGCTCTTGACCACTTACTAACAGTAGCCTATGCTAAGACTACTGTGGCAAAGCAGACAGTGGATCAATTGGTTGGAGTTGTCTTTGAGGAGGTTGAGAAGGGAATGGCTCAAGGGGACAAGCATGCCAGCATTCGGATTCCATTCAAATTCTTAAAGCTAGTTGAGGGCATTTAATAAGTAAGACTATGGCAAAAACTACATACAACGTTGAGGAGCTCAAGAAGCAGCATGGAAGGATCCAATTGGTCACTATTGGCAACAAGGAGGCAATCATCTGCTTTCCTTCTTACAAAGTCTATCAGCAAGCTGTTGCTGCCGCAATAGAGTCAGAGATTGGCTATGTTGAGACTATTGTCAACAACTGCATTGTTGATGGAGATGAGAACCTAGCTAAGGACTCAGAGGATCTGATGAACCTCAGGGAGGTGATTGGCCTGGTAACTGAGCCAGCAAGTCTCTCCTGGAAAAAGGAAGGTTCCAAGATTGTGATCACCTTGGATGGTGAAGATCTTCAAGGTAATCCAGAGCAGAAAGTTATCACTTTAAAGCCAATTACCAGGGAGCACTTGAACCTTGCAGAAAGGAAGTCCAAAAGAGGTGCTGTTCTCACAAAGCAGCTAGAGCTATTGAAGATGCTTCTCCTAGATGGAGACTCAGAGTTTATTGATAGCAAAGACATGTACTGGCTGATCCCGGTGCTGAGCAATGTTGAGGACCTGTACAAGAAAAAGGAAGTCTCAATAAAAAAGCTCTAAAGGAGCTCCTGTATGATGATACTCCAGGAGACTCCTCAGATCTGCTAGAATGCTCTATAAGAGCACTGGATGACTTTCTATTCTACCACACGCATGGAAAGGATGCCAGTCAGATGGATGATGAAGTCTGGTGCTCAAGGATAGCCGCAATCTGGCACTACAAAAGAGTTGAAAATGAGTCCAATACTGAATAATGAAGGCCTACGAGTATTTAATAAAGTTCAAGTCAAAAGGCAGCAGGGATGTTGAAAGGCTAGCTAAATCAGCTAGGTCAGCAGATCATCATGTTGAGAAGCTTGGCCGGTCTTCAGTTGAAACTTCTAATAAGATTGGATTCATGGGCAGAGCAGCTAGGTTGGCTGCTCCTTTGCTTTTATCGGCTTTCAGCATCATGGCTGTCAGTCAGTTCAATGATCACATAGTTGATAGCACAATTGAGCTGAGCAGGTATAGAGCAGTCCTGGACAATACATTTCAGTCCACAAGAGCAGGAGCTGCATCTTTCCAGATGCTCACAGACTTCACCAGCAGAACACCATTCCAGATTGATGAAGTAGCCGGATCATTTACTAAGTTGGTTAATAGAGGCCTGGTTCCAACTAAGATGCAGATGATGCAGCTTGGAGATGTTGCTGCCTCTCAGGGGAAGTCATTTGATCAGTATGTGGAGGCTGTTCTGGATGCTCAGACTAGCGAATTTGAAAGACTCAAGGAGTTTGGTATAAAGGCCAAGTCTAATGGCCAGACTGTTGCTCTTACCTTTAAGGGGCAAACCACCGAAATCAAAAACACTGGAGATGCCATTGCAGACTATCTGATCCAGATTGGCCAGATGGATGGTGTCAGAGGATCTATGGGATCCATAGCTCAAACTCTAGGAGGTATGTTGAGCAATCTGAGAGATAAGTTCACTCTGTTCTCATACGGGTTAGGCCAGCAGCTGATGCCCCTCTATTCCTTTTTTATTGATAAGCTTGGAGCTGCCATAGATTGGGTGTCATCAAGAGACTTTAGCCCTTTGATCAATAGCATTACAAGTGGAGTCATGACAGCATATAATGTGGCATCCAGCTTCCTTGGATTCATTGCTTCTCATGCTACTGTATTCAAAGGCTTCCTTTTGGGTGTTGTTGCCTATAAGGGCTATTTGACGGTGATGGCTGTCAGGCAGTCTATCCTGGCCATCTCAAGTCTCAAGCTTGCAGTGGCCATGAATGCTATCCCAATTTTTGCAATCATAACCGGGATCACAATGCTGATCACTCTTGTAGTGCATGCATATAAAAAAGTAGGTTGGTTCCGTGGAGCTGTGGATGCAGCTGGAGCAGCTATTAAAGGTTTTGCTATTGCGCTCAAGGATCATGTCATTGCTAGATTTAAGGCAATGATTACCGGGATCACTGGTATTGGTAGAGCCATCAAGCTCATCTTTAAAGGAGAGTTTTCTGAAGCCGTCAAAGCAGGAAAGCAAGCTATCAGTGATCTAGCTGGAGTATCAGCCAGGAAGAAATTTGCTTCAGATATGAGGCAGGTTGGAGTTGATTCAGCCAGGGCTTATGCTGAAGGCTTTGTCAAAGCTGAGAAAAACAACTCTGGAGGGCTGTTCAAAATGAAAGCGCCTGGAGAAAAGATGGACTATGAGAAAATCATGGCCCAATACAGAAATCAAGGAGGATCACCTGGAGGACTTGCTCTTGCCGGTGCAGGATCTGGAGGTACCAGGGGAGTGTCTTCAGTTGTAGGCTCTGGAGGCAGACAGATAAATCAAAACATTTCAATTGGGTCACTGATAGATCAACTCCAATTGAATACCACAAACATCCAGGAAGGGGTTGAAGATCTTGAAAAGGTAATACTTGAGGCCATCTTGAGGGTGTTAAATAGTGTTGGACAAAGGCAATGAGTGTCACAGTAACCATAGAGAGAATAGCGCAGAATTTCGGACCAATTTATCCGGATGTGCCTGTGGTTGATTTGTCTGAGCTCGGACTCAATGCAACGGCAAGAGATGCTGTGGGCCGTTTGGTGTTCACAGATCTAACCTTCACAAGTAAAAAGCTAGGCAAAAGCTTCAAGCTTCAGACAGAGCCATTGGTGATGCTTAGACGAAAAAAGAACCTTGTTAAGACTGTTATTGCAGGGAACAGTAGAAAGCCTGGAGGGATGGTAGTTGAGCAAGTAAATCACAGTTACTACACCATTGACATTGTAGGCTATCTGATCAACCGTGATCAAACAAAGCCCAGATATCCTCAAGATCAAGTTATTGCCTTAAGAGAGATGGCTGACTCTGGAGAGGCTCTGGATGTTGACTGCTCACTATTGAAGCTCTTTGGCATCAACAAGATGGTCATTGAAGATGTGACATGGCCTCCAGGTCAGGGAAAGCCCTTTTCTCAAGACTTCAGGATCACCGGCTTTGAATATCAAGACTTTTTGGTTCAGCGTAAACTAAACAAACTGCTGTGATGTACGCTGTATTGATTGCAAATATCACAATCGGACAGCTGGTCTTTCAAGAGGTTCACTCTGTTGAAATCACTAGGAGTGTGGATGTTCTATCTGATACAGCCACCATCAAGATCCCAAGGGCGTTGATAGTTCAGAATTATGGTGAAGGCTTTGAAGCTGCTGAAGCAGACAAAGTGATCTCAATTGGAGATGAAGTTACCATTCAGATAGGATATGAAGACCTGATCCTTGAAACTGAGTTTAAAGGATATGTAAAGCAGGTTAAGCCTACTTTCCCGGTGGAAGTTGAGTGTGAAGATGCTGTATGGAAGCTAAGAAGGAGCAAAGACTTAAACAAGATCTACAAGAACATTGAGCTCAGAGACCTTCTCAAAGACCTTGCAGCTGGATCAGGGATCTCAGTTTCAACTGAGGTCCCTTCCTTTAAGCTGGAGAGGTTCCAGGCCAAGAACATCACTCCAGCTCAAGTCCTTCAGAAGATTAAAGAGGAGTTTGGTCTTGCTGTCTACATTGATGACAATGGCCACTTATTTGCTGGACTAAGACAGCAGCTTAATGCCTTGAATGAACAGAGCTATCACTTCCAGGAAAACATCCTTCCAAAGCATGACCTAACCTTTATTAAGGAGGAGGATCTCAGGCTCCGGGTCAAGGTCATTGGAATTGCTCCAGACAATACTAGAGTGACTGTAATCATAGGAGATGATGATGGAGAGCTCCGGACTTTCTTCAGGTACAACGTAACGGACAAGCAAAGGCTTACAGAGATTGCTCAGGAGATGCTGAAGATGTCCAAGTTTACCGGCTACAGAGGATCTTTCACCAGCTTTTTATATCCAAACTGTCAGAGAGGTTGGTCTGTCAACATTGAAGATGACAATCACCAGGAAATGAGCGGTAAATACTTCGTAGAAAAAACCAAAGTAACCTATGGAACCAACGGGGCCCGGAGGCAAATATTCCTGGGAGAAGCACTATGACCTTAGAAAGAGAAATACAACAGCAGTTAAAGGACCTTCTCAAGAGTCCTCAGATCCTGACTCCAGCTGAAGTCTTATCTGTCAACAAAACTGACAAGACTGTTGAAGTCCGGACTGTTGATGATTTGGTGATCCCTGATGCAAGGCTACGGCCAGTGATCAAAAACACTGAAGGGATAGTCATATTTCCAAAGGTGGGCACTGTAGTCCAGGTGATGCCTCTTGGATCTGATACAGACGGGATCTATATAGTGGCCACTGTAGAGGAAGCTGAGACCATTGAGGCTGTGGTTGGCAATAATAGTATCACTTGGGACTCAGATGGCATCAAGATCAATGATGGATCAAAGGGAGGACTTATTGAAGTGACAAAGCTTAGAACTCAAGTTGAGAGAAATTCAGATCTGCTCTCTCAGTTGCAAGGCTTTATTAAGGCATGGATTCCAATTACTCAAGATGGTGGAGCTGCACTGAAAACAGCATTAATACAGGCAGGCTGGACTGAGAGACCAGTTGCTGATTTGTCAGATATAGAAAACAAGAAGATAACTCATGGGTAAAGTAGAAAGATGGGCATTCATTCTGGATGCATTTGGCTTCAGCTCATTAAGAGAGCTTAATGAAAGTTGCTGGCATATCAGCAATCCAAAAATCATGGCTTTTACAATCACTGTGAGCTCTGTCCTTGCAAGTGTAGCAACTTGGATAACCAAGCTGACCGGATTTGAGCCTTTGATGTTCCTGGCATTTAGTATCCTGATCTTGATTGAAACCATCACAGGGATCCATGTAGCTCTAAAGAATGGTAAGAAGTTCTCAAGCAGAAAGTTTGGCCGGATGTTTCTGAAGTTCGGGTACTATTTGGCCATTGTTATTGTCCTGAATTTATTCAGCCAGTTTCAGAACTATGGGAGCCTTCTTGGCCTTGAAATAGATCCATTCAGCTGGTTATACAATGGATTCCTGGTGGCCATCACTATCCAGCTTTTGGTTAGTGTCTTGGAAAATTTAGGTAAGCTAGGATTTACTGAGACCAACAAAGTAGTCAAAGCAATAAAGGTGAAGTTCAATAAGTGGTTTGATCTGGAGGGAGATCATGATGAGTACGGGCAACAATGAGCAAGACAACTGTCATACCAAAGCAAAGCCTTTTAGATATAGCTATTCAAAGAAGTGGATCAGCAACAGCGGCACTGGACCTTGCCAGGACAAATGATCTGGAGCTGACTGATGCATTAACAGGAGGACAAGAGCTGGAGACAGTTGAGGTGGTTGATCAGGACATGGTTGACTTTTACGAGCTCAAGAAGGTAATACCAGGAACAGCAGTAGAATAATGGAAACACTAGAGAAAGTTAAACCAGGACAGGATCTGAAGATTGAAATTGATGTCAAGCTCAATGGATCCAATGTGGATCTGACCAGCGTGACTGATGCCTTTTTTTATGTTCATATCAACAAAAAGGAGCAAGTCAAATTTGCATTTAATACAACAGAAGGCTATGAGGATCTGCACAAGCCAGCAGAGAACTACAAAGTCATCCTGCCTATAACAAGGGCAATGACTGCCAGCTGGCCAGAAGGATTGATCACCATTGTTGTTGATCTTATTTCTGATGATGCAATTTTCCCAAGTGGATACCTAGAGTCTGTAACCTTAAAATATGGCACTGTATGACACTAGAAGCAAACATATCAAGCCCTGTAGTTAAGGCTGACGTAAACACTCAAGCTGAGGTCAGGCCTATCACTATTGGGGACATAGTTTCTGGAGGTGTAGCCAACAGGTACCTGGTAGTTGATGCTAATGGCAATCTTGGCCAAGTTGAACTAAACATCCACACACATGACAATAAGGCTGTCCTGGATGGAGTAACTTCTCAAAAGGTTGCCAATTGGGATGAAGCTCATACATGGGGCAATCATGCAAGTGGAGGTTATGCGGATGCCTCAGCTGTGTCTTCCGCTCTGAATGATAAAGTGCCAAGCTCAAGGACCATAACCATAAACGGGACCACCTTAGATCTTTCTCAAGATAGATCTTGGACAATTACAGCAGGAGCTTCTCCAGCTGGAGCAGTTGGGCAAATTCAAACTAAGGCAAGTGACACCGCACTTGGAGCAGCTGCGCTGTATTATGACTCCGCAAATGACCGACTAGGATTCAGAACAACCACACCATCACAGCCTAATCACTTTACTGGCCATGTTTTGATTGAAGGATCAAACTCATTTCTCTTCAATGTAAATAACGGGTCATTAGCCATCAATGGCAGCACAGCTGCAAGAATATTGGGAAGTGTTATGTCATGGGGTAACACCTCAGGGATATCAATTCAGAAGTTTTATGCATCTACAGTTGAGGCCTTGACCCTTACTTCAGTAGCCCTTGGAGTAGGTGAAACTTCTCCAGATACCAGACTTGATGTAAATGGACCAATAACTCAAAGCCAGTCCGATGAGCCTCCTGATCCAGTAGATGGTAAGTCTGTTGGATGGACTTCTAATGGAAATGGAATGGGCAACGCTGGAGAGGTCTGGAAGAAAAGCAACGAAGGAGGGACTGTAACATATCAAAAACAACTATGATAGCACTGATTTGTAAAAAAGAGATAACCATTGCAGTGGGCTCAACTCAAAGAGTTCAGTGTAAACCAATAGCCAGGATCCACTCTGATCAGACAGTGGTTGAAGATGAGGGCAAGGAGCACATTGTCATCAAAGGCCGATACTACTATGAAACTCCGTTCACCAATTATGATGAGAATGGAGATGAGTTCACAGACTATGAGTATCACTTGATTGAGACCTTCAACAGAAGGATCAATCCTGTTGAGGCAAAGCAGCTCTACACCGCTTTAAACCTCAGCTATGATGATGACACTGATATTGTAAACAACAGAAAGAAAACCCTAGAGATGGGCCTTCCTTATGTGCTTGGTGCGGATCTACAGGCTGGAAGAGGCCTTATAGTTATAGGGGAAAGTATTTCAATCAATGACTTTGAAAAATTCACAGGACATGAAAACAATTGATTTCTACAACACTAATGTCAAGACCATAGAGGGCAAGGACATTCAGGATAGCAACCAAGAGCCTCTTTCTTATGCTGAATGCTGCAAGCTTGCTCTGCTTCAGTCTCAGTATACAAACCAGCCTAAAAGAGAGCCTGGAGATAAAGAAGCTGCATGGAAACTGGCCAAAGCTATCCAGGAGAAAAACTTCAAGTTTGAGAAGCCAATCCATGAGTCTCATCTGAAGCTTATGTACTACTCAATTGAATCAATGTGGCCTGTAGATATTGCCGGACAAGTAAATGCTGAATTAACTAAACTGAAATGAAAAACTTACTGCTTTTGATACTTGCCCTGTTGCTAGCTTTCCTGATTGCTCCATTGGGCATCCTGTGGGCTATTGTCCGGACTATTTTTAGAGGTCCTGGATTGAGTCAGTTTTTCCTTGACTGTGCTCTTTCCATTGACATATCCGGAAATGTGTTTTTTCAACATCTGTTTAATGATGTTATGGTGCCTCCTGATGGGTACCGGTTTGGAAAAGAAGGAGACACCATCAGCTATGTCCTAGGACACAATAAAATAAATCACCGGCTTTACGCTCCAGGAAGATGGTTGAGCTGGTTGCTCAATTTGCTAGATCCAGAGCATGTAGAGAAAGCATACATTTCAAAAGAAGCTTAGATCATGGCCAGAACAGTTGAAACCATATATAATGAGATCATTGCCAAAAAGGACAGCTACGCAGAGCTGACTGATCTTAATTCCACATCAGCCACTGCCATCTATAAGCTTTGGGCCTATGTAGTAGCCTTCGCAATATTTGCTCATGAGAAGATCAATGACTTTTTTAAAGAAGAGGTTCAGGATCTGGTTGCTTCCAAGCAGGCTCCTACACTGCGCTGGTATCAGCAGATCTCAAAGGACTATCTTCATGGTAAGCCCCTGGTCTGGAATGAGGACTCTCTAAAATGGGAGCAGCAACTAGCCACCGGTGAAATAGCATCAGATTTTCAGCTTGTACAATATGCAGCAGCTGTCAAGGCACCAGGCAAAGTGAGGGTAAAGGTGGCCAAGCAGACCAATGATCTACCAGATCCGCTTTCAACAGCTGAAAAAGCTGCATTTCAGGCCTACATGGATTTAATGCAAGCAGCTGGTGACACGGTGGAAGTTATTTCAAACACTCCAGATGATTTGCAGATCACAATTGATGTCAAGGTAGATGCATCTGTGATAGATGTCAGCACTGGAGCTTTGCACACTGATTCTGGATCCAAGCCAGTTGAAATCGCGATTAACGAGTATTTAAATGCTCTTGAATTTAATGGTGAATATGTGATCAACAAGATGATTGACAAGATCCAGAAAGCTGAGGGAGTGATTAATCCTGGAGAGTTCACGATTAAGTCCAGATATGGAGCTCTGCCTTTTACAGATGTTGCTGTCTCATTGGTTGCAAACTCAGGGTATTTTGTGATTGATTCCTTAACTGTAAACTATACCAACTAATGGCCAAGCAGTATTATAATCTTGATTTCCCAAGGCTTGCAGAGATGCTGCTTCCAACCTTCTTGCGGAGTCCTAAGATGACTGCATGGCTGAAATCCACTGTAGAGCCTCTCAAAACGCTCTCACAGACTCAACAAGCTTTTAGAGAAGATCAAAGATTTAAGGCATCTCACAACTCTCAAGTCATCTACCTGGAGAAGGCACTTAACCAGAAATACATCTCAGGATATTCTGTAACTGATCACACTGGCACCAGGGAGATCACAATTGGACCAGGAGAGCAGCTCTCTAGTCCATACATTTTCCAAAGAGCTGAGCTAGATCCTCTGTACATCAGTGGAACTACTCAAGTTTATACATACACCAGGGCTGAGATAGAGGCCTTTTATGCTGACTTTGTTGTCAACGTCCCTGCCACTCTAACCTTTGATGAGAAAGAGATGAGGGCCATCATTGACTACTTTGTTGATACCAAAACCTACAAAATCAAGACATACTAATGAAGACACTTGACTTGACTCATACCGGAGGATTGCCACTAGATCAGGACCTCCTTCAGCACATGCAGCTTGCATACACTGACATTGTAAAGGCTCTCTATGGCCACCTTAATATCACGGACACTGACAAATACATCATTGCTGGATGTGTGGTGGATGGATCCACTGTGTCTGATGGCTGGATGATTATAGAAGGAGAGCTCATGAAGTTCACCGGTGGATCTCATTTGCATGTTAAAGTATTCACTGAAAATGTCAGTTTAACCTTTGAGGATACAGACTCTCATGTTGTCCAAATTGACAAAGATGCCAGGAGTAATGTTGAGGAGTCTGGTGTCACTACTCCTCTCAGCGATTTTAAGAGGCTCTATGAGCATTTTACCATCCAGGAGAGTGATTGTGACCATCTAGCTGATAGATGTTACAAGTACAGGCTCCCTAAGCATGCTAAGACCATAACTCTTGACAGTAATGGCAACACCTATGCAAATGGAGGCTTTATTCTTACCCAAATAACTCCTTTTGAAAACATCCCTAATGGATATGACTTAATGGTCCGCTGTGGTGATGGAACCGGGTTGAGCTTTGTGACCAAGAACTCTGAAGTCAGTAATCTAGTTTTTAACAGAGCAGAGTTTAAAGATCTTGACCAGGTCTTACGGCCATTCTTTGGGTTAGAGTCATTCATTGGATCCAGGGCAACTGGACCACTGGCATCAGGTCAAGCTTATGACTACAACCTCTGTGTATTTTTCAGATGGCATGAATCTCTTGGCAAGTGGGTAGAGGTCAACAGAATTTCAACTTCAAGCATTTAAGACATGGCAGCAGCAGGAGCTCTTTTTTTACTGGAGAATGATGATCTAAATGGGATCCTTACTCTCAATTATGCAATTGCAGAACGGATCAACGCAGCCAATCCAGCTCTGGACCCTATAGAGGTTGTTTTCTTGCAGGATAACAATCAATTCTCAAGTCAGTTTAAAGGGCTTGCAGGTATCACAGTGCTGGAGGAGCCATCAAAGGACCAGAGCACAGATGGCTATGAGGTTATTTTTGTCAATGGCAAAGGGACTCTTTCCTATGCCATGAGGACAACTAAAACAGCACAATACTATTTCCTTACTCACAGTCTGGATGCAGACAATGCACTGCCTCCTTATCCAGGGCAGGTGTCTCATCTTACTTTCAAGCCTGTTTGCTTTGGTGAAAAGGCTGAGACCTACCTCCAGGATGAGCTAGGATATGAGACTCCCATCAGGCTCAGGAATGCCATTGATCTGACCAGATTTGACACTCTTGAAGCGATTCCTACTGTGATCAGAAAGATCTTAGTCTTTGATGTCAGGAATAATGCCTTTTACAGAGACAAGGTGATCAACCTTGCTGGATTGCTTCCTGGAGTATATGTCCGGATGGTAGATGTACCAACCTGGGCAATAGAGGCAGAGATTGAGAAAGCAGATCTAGTGATTGCTTATGGGCGTTCTGCAATTGAATCAATGGCAATGGGCAAGCATACCATCATTTACGGGGTAAATGGTGGAGATGGCCTTGTAACAGCTGCAAACTTCACTGAGCTCCAGAAGACCAACTTCAGTGGATACTCAGTCCGGAATATGCCAATACCAGAGCATCTAACTGAGCTGGACCTACTTGCTCAGATCCAACTGATTGATCAAGCGGATATGGTCAATGTTAAAAGCTCGGCCAGAGGCAATGACTTCAACATTGTCAACTTTGTTGATGCACTATTCCCACCGGCATAATGAAGGTAGAGGAGACATACAGTCCAGACGGTAAGACCCTTAATGGGTATTTGTTTGAGTGCCCTGGTTGTGGGTTTGCTCATGTCTTTGATCACCGGTGGCAGTTTAATCAAGACTTTGAAAGTCCAACCTTCAGCCCATCACTGCTAGTGAGAGGCCATGACGGATCTGTCTGTCATAGCTATGTGAGGAGTGGTAAGATCCAGTTCTTAGGAGATTGCACTCATGAGAAGGCCGGTCAGACGCTTGAGCTGAATGACATAGACTAAAATTGTACATTCTGTTTTAAAAAGCTGTACATTTCGTTTTGCCGA